TGGTGCTTTGATTATGGCCTACTTTATATTCTTGGTTATGAAACAACTTATGGATGGTTTGATTAGTGAAATACAAACCGTTCAGGGTATAACTAAAATGCTCATCACAAGAGCATCTATTATGAATAATGATATGATTCGTATAGATACAAGTGTTTCTAGTGCTTTAAATCTGCCACCAGACTTGGATAGGATAGCTAGAGCTGAAAACTTTGTAGAGGATGGCAAGATAGATGCCAGAAGAGATTAATGGATATAGTAAAAATAATAACAGAGTTTGGATTCCCAGTAGTTATGGTAGTTGGACTGGGTTACTTTGTTTACTTTGTATGGCAAACCATTACTAATAAAATAGATCCAGCCGTACAAGAGATGAAAGGAACTATTATAAGATTGACTGATCAATTACGTTTGTTAGACCAGGACATGATTCGCTTACAGCAAAAAGTAAATACGGTTATTGAAGTTAAGGAGCAAGATGCCGAAACAACAAAATCAAAAACTTAATAAAAAGTTAATATGCAAACGCATCAAACAACAAAAAGACAGACGTAATGGATAGAACAATACTTATATTTGTAAATTTAATTTTCTTTTTTGCAGTCTTTTTATTGAGTGCAGACGAAATGACACATAAGTTTAAAAGCCCCAGTTTTTCAGGGGTAAACACATCTAGTCATTACCTTACTATAGAGAATCAAGAGTTCAACAGAGAAGAATCAATACGAGAAGAGATTAGAGCCTATACAGAAGACCTTGAAAGAGAAGCTGAAAATACTACGTTAGCTAGGTTTATACGTAACTTAGAGAGTAGAATATACGCACAACTAAGCAGACAGTTAGTAGATAGCTTATTTGGTGAAACTGCTTCTGATTTTGGCATTCTTGAATTAGAAGGCAACACCATAGAATATAGAGTAGAAGACGATAAGGTAACATTAATAATTGTAGATGAAGAAGGAAATAGTACAGAAATTACCGTACCTCTTGGTTCTTTTACTTTCTAGTTGTGCGTTAGTTGTAGATCCTTTACATAATGGTATACCGCCAATAAGAAGTATTGAATCAGCAGAAGTTGGTGCTCTATTGACCAATTTATCAGAGGTACCCTTACCCATAAGAAAACCAGTAGTTGCGGTATATCCTAATTCTTTTAAAGACGATACAGGACAACGTAGATCTAATAGTCAATACGCAAGTTTTAGTACTGCAATCACCCAGGCTCCTGATGCTTATCTTATAAGGGCTTTGAAACATTCTAATGTATTTGACGTAGTAGAGCGCAAAGGCTTGGACAACTTGACTAAAGAAGCCAGATTATACGTACTACTAGAGAAAACTTTGATGAAAAACAAAAGGTAAAACCTTTATTATTTGCTGGTTTGTTAATGGAGGGTGGTGTTGTAGGTTACGAAACTAATATCAAGTCAGGAGGTGCTGGAGCCAGATATCTTGGGATAGGAGGTTCAAAAGAATACAGACAGGATTCTGTAACCATCTCTCTACGCACAGTCTCAGTTAGTACAGGTAAGATATTACTTGAGGTGTTGGTTACCAAAACAATTCTTAGCGCATCTGTATCTTCTGATGTGTTCAGATTTTATGCAAATAATACCGAATTGGTTGAAATAGAGAGCGGTATAGTAGAAAATGAATCTATAAATATTGCTTTACAGATGGCTATCGAGACGGCTGTTTTGCAAACAATAGAGGAAGGATATGAAGCAAGCTATTGGAAATATAAAAATAATATTGATCAGCCTAGTTGTGATGATGAGTGCATCTCTAACATACGCGGCTGATAACGAAATATTCATAGACCAGTCAGGTGCTACATCTAACTTAGATATAGAACAAGTTGGTGGTAGTGGCAACATCATTGGTGGAGCTGATGCCGCGGCTGGTTCTATGACCGCATTAGATATTGATGGTGCATCTATGACCTTAGATGTTTTGCAAAAAGGTTCAACAAATAAATTTCTTGGTGATATCTGGGCAGATAACTACACAGGTTACTTCTCGTTTATAGGTGATACCAACACATTTAATATGTCCACGGACGAGACTAACGCTACTGGAGCTGATGGCTCTAATGTAAACGTACAAGTCACAGGCAATACTAATACTATGACCCTGAACCATGCTATGACTGCACTAGCAGCAAATCTTGATTTAGACTGGACCGTGCAAGGTGGTGGTAATAACATTACTGCATCTATAGATGTTGATGGTGCTACCAATTATATGAATATAGATGGTAATGATAATACGGTTACTTATGATGGAGACGGTTATGCAGGAGGCTACTTTCACCTTACGCATGACGGAGGGTCACGCACCTTTAATATAGATCAGGAGTCTACATCAGATAATGACTGGCTTAAAATTACATCTAATGGGTCTAGTGGCGTTGTTTGTGTTACTCAGTCAGACGCAACAACTTCATTCGTCTGTTGAAATAGGTTCTATATCCGAAGTTAGAGGAAACGCACAAGTCCTCAGAGACAAAGCTTACGGGGCCGAATTACAATTTGATATACAACAAATGGATGATGTCCGCACAGAAGCGGGCAGAGTTGCCATAACCTTTGAAGATTCTTCTACAGTCAAACTAACAGAGCATTCTAAGTTAGTAATAGACGAATACATTTATGACCCTGACCCATCTAAGTCAAAGATGGCCTTAAAGTTTGCTAGTGGTACAGCAAGGTTTATTACGGGTAAATTTAATAATAAAAGTAATATATCAATACGTACGCCAACAGCCCAGATTGCAATTAGAGGTACTGATTTTACTTGTACTGTGGACGAACTGGGTAGATCTCTTGTCATACTATTGCCAGATGAAAACGGTATATCTAGTGGTGAAATATTAGTATCTACAGCTATGGGTAGTGTGACGTTAAACAAACCGTACCAGGCAACTACTGTATCTGTATACGAAAACAACCCTACTAAGCCTGTAACATTAGATATATCACTAGATCTAATTGATAACATGTTGATTGTAAATCCTCCACAAGAAACAGAACAACAGGCAGAAGAAACACAATCAAAAACAACGGTAGACTATTTAGAGTTTGATGATTTAGATATAGATTTTCTTGCCGAAGACTTTCTTGATGCAGAAGCTGATCTAGAGTTTACTGAACTAGATATAAATTATTTAGATGTAAACTTTTTAGAAGACTTACTTAATGTGTTAGATGCACTAGCTATATCCAAAGAGGAAGACCAGCTTAAACAAGGTGGTGTAGGTATTCGTATTGCAGGAACAGAAATAGGCCAGGACAAAGACACGCAGATAACTACTATTATATCTGGACAAAACATCAGCTTGACTAGAGCAGTCAGCCAAAGTGCAAAGCTAAATCTTGATGGGTCTGGTAGCTATACTGTTGTACTTATACAAGATGGTGTATCTAATACAGTTAAAATAAATGGTGGATCTTCAACAACAATAACAATTAAGCAGGGATCAGGATGAAAAAAACTATTATATTTTTAAGTTTATTTATAGCGCTGGGATCTGTTTATTATTTTCAACCAATAGCTTACGAAATATTAAAGTTGAAAACTTTTGACTCATTAGTTGCAGATAAACAACCGTCAGGTAATTTTGTAATTCTTAATATAAATGAAAATGATATTACTAATGAAGGAGGCTATCCTTTGTCTAGGCAAACATTAGCTCAAATAAACATTAACTTACTAAGAAAAGGTGCTATAGGTGTTGGTTGGGTTATGGCCTTTCCACAACCTGACAGATTTGGTGGTGACTTTGAGTTTAGTAATGCTTTAAAGTTTTCTCCAAGTGTTCTTGCTATGTTTGAGGGAGGAGGTGATTATCCACCTACCTCTGGAACAGTTATTCTTGGACCAGAGAGCGGAGGTATTATGTCTGAAGGTGTAATACAAAATATAGATATTTTAAAAGCTAATGCAAGTCAGGGTTTAGCAGTAGCCAGGACAGATGTAGATAATTTAGTTCGTAGATTGCCTCTTTTGATGCGCACACCTAACGGTTGGGTATCCACATACGGTACAGAAGTTTTAAAAGTTTTGGCTGGAGCTGATACTTATATTATAAAAACTAATGATAATGGTATGGAAGAAATAAGGGTAAAAGGGTTACCTTCAGTACCTGTAGATTCTTTAGGACGAAAATGGATAAGTTGGGTTGATACACCACAAACTAATCTTGCTGAAATGGATGTAGAAAATAAATTTGTTTTTGTTGGCTTTACTGCAAAAGGTATATCTCCACAAGTAGCCACGCCTGTTGGCTTGCTAGAACCTCACAAAATACAAACAGCTTTAGCTGAGTCTATACTAATACAAGATAGCCCGTACATACCTGATTATGCGTTAGCATTAGAGATATTAATATTTTTATTTTCTGCTGTTTTTGTCTGGCTTATATTAAATGTATTTGGCATCACTTACGGTTTAGTATTCTTTGTTGTAGTGTTTGCATCTACTGGATTTTACGGGATTTACACAATACAAAAAGGCATACTAATAGATACAACATGGGCATTAATATCTCAATTTATAATTGCTAGTGTTGCTTTTTATGTAAGATTTAGAGAGCAATATAAATTAAGACAACAAATTAAAAAACAATTTGAGCATTACTTGGATCCTAGACAGGTTAAACAATTACAAAAGAATCCAGATCTACTAAAGTTAGGTGGAGAGAAACGCTATGCCACATTCTTATTTACAGACGTTAGAGGTTTTACATCTATGTCTGAAAGATTAGAGCCAGAAGAAGTCACATATATAATGAACAAAGCTCTGACTGCACAACAGAAAGCAGTACAGAAGCATGGTGGAATGGTAGATAAATATATAGGTGATGCCATGATGGCCATATTTAATGCTCCATTAGATTTAGATTGTCATGAAAATAAAGCTATAGATTGTGCTTTGGATATACAAAAGAATATGGAAGATTTAAATATAGAGATGGCAGAAAAAAACTTACCGCCTGTAGAAATTGGTATTGGAATAAATACAGGGTATGCGGTTATAGGTAATATGGGTAGTGAATCAAGATTTGATTATACGGCTATAGGAGATTCGGTTAACACAGGAGCAAGATTAGAAAGTGGCACAAAAGATGCTGGAGTTGATTTGTTGATTGGCTACAATACTGCCATAAAAAGTGATTATAGGTTAAGATTATTAGAACCTTTAAAGGTTAAAGGTAAAGATAAACCTTTGGAAATATATACATGGGAATAAAACTATCATTAATACTAGGCGGTTTGTTATTTGTAACAATAGCAGGATCTAGCTGGTATATAAATTACTTAGGCGATCAAATTACTACGCTTAAAAGTAATCAGATAGTTCTAGAAACAGAAATACAAAAACAAAACGAATCTATAGAGCGTTATTTAGAACAACAAAAAAATCAACAAGTTCAACTTGATCAACTAGAATCCGAAAAACGTGCAGCTATGGAAGACGTAAACAGACTACGTAAAACCTTTGCAAAACATGATTTAGATAGATTAGCTTTAGCAAAACCAGGACTTATGCAAAGTAAGATTAACAAAGCTTCAGCTAGAGTAATGAGTATCTTAGAAGAGCTTACCAACCCAAACCAATTTGATGAAAAACCTACTACTAATTAGTTTATCTTTAATGATGGCCAGTTGTTCTTTGATGCAATCTTCTGTAAAACCGGTCCAAGTAAAAAGTATAGCTGAACGTCCTCCTATGTATCATCCACCTTTGCCTTATCCTATGAGTCTATCTGAAGTAGATTGGGAAATCATGACACCTACATTAATGGAAGAATACCTACAAAATTTAAAAAATGGTGATGCACCTAGACGTGCTTACTACTCTTTATCTAGTAAGGAATATGAAAATCTAAGTATGGATATGGCTGAAATAACAAGGTACACCAAAGATATTTTGTCTATTATCAAGTATTATAGAGAATACGATAAGCAAGAGGAAAAAGTTGATGAGTAAGACTCCAGATGAATTTGTATATAGAGCTACATTAGATCGGATAGTAGATGGAGATACTTTTGATTGCATACTAGATCTAGGATTTGATGTAAAACTACACAAACAAAGAGTACGCCTTGCCGGTATTGATACACCAGAATCTAGAACCAGAAACTTAGAAGAAAAAGCTTTGGGATTGAAAGCAAAAGAAAGACTCAAAGAACTTTGCGAAGGTACATTTAGAATTAAATCTCTTGGGAAGGGTAAATATGGAAGGATTTTGGGAGTTCCTTATACGGCAGATGGAGAAGATGTTTGCCAAAAGCTTATTAACGAAGGACACGCAGTTGAATACTGGGGCGGTACCAAAACAGGACATATTAGAAAAGACGGTACCTGGGGAGAGTAATATGAAAATATCTGAAGAAGGCATATCTTTGATAAAATTTTATGAAGGTTGCGAATTAGAAGCTTATAGAGATTCAGTAAATGTTTTAACAATTGGTTACGGCCATACAAAAGATGTTAAAGAAGGAGATAGAATAAACCAAGATGAGGCTGAACACTTACTACAAGAAGAAATGCCTGAATACGAAGGCTATATAAACAATATGGTTAAAGTACCGTTAGAACAAAATCAATTTGATGCTTTAGTTTGTTGGGTTTATAACTTAGGACCAACCAATCTTGGAGACTCTACTTTGCTGAAGTTACTTAATGCAGGTGATTATCATAATGTGCCTCCACAAATTAAAAGGTGGAATAAAGCTGGAGGTGTTATTTTAGGCGGTCTAGTTAAACGTAGAGAAGCTGAAGCTAATATGTTTGAAGGAAAAGAATGGAGCAAGGTTTAGATGGCATTACAAAAAACAATATTCAGACCTGGTATTTATAGAGAAGGTACTGATTATGATAATGAAGGCGGTTGGTTTGATTGTAATTTAGTAAGGTTTAGAAAAGGCAGACCAGAAAAGTTTGGCGGTTGGAGTAAACTTACAAATAATACTTATCTAGGTACAGCTAGAGCTTTACATCCTTGGGTTTCTCTAGGTGGCACTAAATTTTTAGGGTTAGGCACTACTCTTAAATATTATATAAATGAAGGCGATAATTTTTATGATGTTACTCCCATTCGCAAAACAACAACAAATGGGATTACCTTTGCCGCTACTAATGGAAGTTCTACTATAACTGCTACCGATAATGGTCATGGGGCCGTAATTAATGATTTTGTTACTATTTCTGGGGCTGTCTCTTTAGGGGGTTTAATTACAGCAGCGGTATTAAATCAAGAATATCAAATTACTGCCATTACAACTAACACATATACTTTTACGGCAAAGGACACATCAGGAACAACTGTTACTGCTAATGCAAGTGATTCAGGTAATGGAGGTTCAGGAGTAGATGGTGCTTATCAGATAAATGTTGGTTTGGATGATTATGTTGCTGGTACTGGTTGGGGAGCAAATGCCTGGGGCGAAGGTACTTTTGGTTCGGCTAGTGCTTTGAGCGAAACTGGTCAGTTAAGACTATGGACGCATGATAACTTTGGTGAAAATTTAATAATTAACCCTAGAAATGGTGGAATATATAAATGGGTTGAAAATAATGGTGTAAATACTAGGGCAGTAGAGCTATCAGGTATTAGTGGAGCTAATCAAGTTCCTACCGTAGGTTTACAAGTTATTACTTCAGAAAAGGACAGGCACTTAATAGTGTTAGGCTCAGATCCTATTTCTGGAACTACTAGAACTGGATCAATTGATCCTATGTTAATTGCATTTAGTGATCAAGAAAATGAACTAGAGTTTGAACCAAAAACTACTAATACAGCAGGATCTCTTAGATTATCTTCTGGTTCTTCAATTATTGGTGCAGTTAAATCAAGACAAGAAATATTAGTTTGGACTGATACTGCCTTATATAGCATGCAGTTTACTGGACCGCCTTTTACTTTTGCAGTTAACCTTATAAATGAAGGCATAGGTTTGGTTGGACCTAAAGCAGCAGTTACAGCAGCTCAAGGTATTTACTGGATGAGCTATAACAATTTTTATGTTTATAACGGTAGTGTTCAGACTATACCTTGTACCGTTCAAAATTATGTTTTTGGTGACATTAATTTAGGTCAGGCTTTTAAAATACATGCTTTTACTATTGCAGATAAAAATGAAGTTGGATGGTTCTATTGTTCAACTAGTTCTACAGAAATAGATAGATATGTTATCTATAACTATATTGAAAATATTTGGTTTTATGGTTCCTTAAGCAGAACCGCTTGGCTAGATGCTGGTATAGAGAATTATCCTAGAGCTGTAAGTAGTAATTATTTGTATCAACAAGAGACAGGTTTTAATGATGATGGATCTCCTATGACTAATGTATTTATAGAAAGTTCTGATTTTGATATTGGTGATGGAGAACAATTTACTTTTATAAGAAAAATAATTCCTGACTTTAAATTTTTACAAGATGATAATGCTGGCAATATTAATATAGTAGTTAAAACCAGAAACTTTCCTGGTGACTCTTTAAGTACTAATTCTACTAATGCTATTTCTTCTTCTACAACACAAGCCTATGTAAGAGGTAGGGCAAGACAAATGGTCTTAAGATTTGAATCTGATGATGATGCTAGTAATAGTGGTAATTTAAGTATTGGATGGAGACTAGGAGCTACAAGGATAGACACAAGGCCTGATGGCAAGAGATGAGCAAGATACTACAAACTCAACTTCCTATTGCCTTAGGAGATGTAAGCCCAGATGTTTTTAATAGATTAGTCAGAATATTAGAAATCAATCTAGGCGCTGTTGATGTTAATCAAACTCAACAAGTAAACGATTCAGATAAAAATACTTTAAATTTTTTAGCCGGCAGTATTATCTGGAATACAACATTAGGTGTTTTGCAGGTTTATACTGGCAATAAATGGGTAGACATAGGCACAAGAACAAATGATCTTGGGTTTGAAATGACAGCATCTGTTGGTAAAGTAGACATTAAAACAAACGGCAATATATCAATTAATGTCTAAAGCAGTAGAAATACAAGAGTACAAAACAAAGAACATATTGTTAGAACATCCTGCTGATTGGTATATAGATGATAAAACATTTGATGCAGTTCAAAGCTCACTTCCAAATATAGTAGATTTTTATCAAAATAAAGGTAATAACAACCCTGTAAAAAATAAATTACACGAAGTCATAAAGGAACCGTTAAAAGATGTACATACGGTTCCATTTTTTTCTGAAAAGTTTTGTTCAATATTATTGGATGAAATGCATAATCTAGAAGACTTTTATGGGTTTATTCCTAATCCAGAAGAGGATGAACTTAGACAAATACCTGAAATAACCTTTCAAGATAATTGTCCAGAAATATATAACTCTTTGTTTCAAACAATATATACTATAGGTAATCCTATATTTTTAAATATTTGGAATAGGCACGTAAATGGTGGCGCAATTCAAATAGCTAATTATAATTTAAAGGATAAAAAACAAGGTGCTTGGCATCATGATGCTAGCGCTGATATAAGTATGGTTGTTCCTTTGAATACTGGTGAGTATAAAGGCGGCGGTACTGAGTTTTTAAATCGTGGTACGGTTGAACCATTACCTACAGGCCACGCTCTAATATTTCCGAGTTTTACTCATATGCATAGGGGATTATCGGTAGAATCAGGAAATAGATACTTACTTGTATTTTGGTTAAAATGTATAGAAGAATAGGGTAGAATTTAAAAATGAACATTATAGACAACTCAGGAACAGGTTTAGCTGCCTTAGGACGTAATGAAGATCGTTTTATGGCACACGTTGCACCAGGCGAAATGGTGGTCCCACCAGTCATATCAGACAATACTAGAGCAATAATAAGAAAAGAAATGGCCGCTGTAGGCTTAGATCCCAATCAATATGAAGTGGGTCAGGGTATGTCTATTAACCCTATTACAGGACAAGCAGAGTTTGGCTTTCTAAAAAAGATAGCTAAAAGCGTTAAGAAGGTAGTTAAAAAGGTTGCACCAGTTGCTGCCGTTATTCCTGGTCCTTGGCAACCGTATGCTGCTGTATATCAAAAAGGTAATGCCGCTATAAAGCTAGCCAAAGGTGAAGGTGGCCTTGGTGAGATCATGACTCTAGCCGCTGGAGGTAATCAAGCTCTTACAGGTGATAGTGGCGCTTTTGCAAGAATAGGTGGAACCGCAACTGATGCGGCAGGTAATGTTCTCAAAACCCCAGGATTTTTTGATTCATTAAAAGACATAGGAACTGTTACAGATGCAGCAACAGGAGCAAGCTCATTTAATCCTTTAGCATATGGTAGTAACGTATTAAAAGGTATGGCTAGTGATCAACAACAAGGGTATGGCGGATTACTTGGTGGTACTGGTCAAAAATTTGATGTTGCTACAGGTCAACTCGAAGGTGCAGTAGGGGGAGCAGGCTTTAATCCTTTTATGAAACCTGATATAAGAAAAGTTGAAGGGTGGGATGGTAAGGACGAATATAGAAAATATAATTCAGATGGATCTTATGTAAAAACTACCAAAGAACAATATGAAGCAGCAAACAAACCATCTTTATTGAGTAGGCTTACAGGGTTAGGCGAAGCTAAAACACCAGACATTATAAAAAGTGTTGGTGATGCTGTAGGACTAGGAGGAGCTAGTGGATTGAGTGATTTTTATGGAGGAACAGGCTCTGGTGATGGTACCGGAACTAGAGGCTTTGGTGGTATAGATCCTAAAATGGCTGGTCTTGCTTTGTTATACGGTAAGGTAGTTAAAGACGCAGCTAAAAAGACTGAAGGTGGTTTAACTGACATAAGACAATCAAAAAGACCCGACCTTAACCCAGCACCTGTATTTGCAGGGTTTGACTTGGGTGTAAGAAAGAAAGCTGCTTTTGGGGGGCCGATAGGATACGGTAGGCAGCAATTTAATCAGGGTGGTATGGCCGTAAAGGAACTAGATATGCGTCAAGGTGGAGAGTCAGCTGGCCCTGGTACAGGTACCTCTGATGATATACCGGCTATGCTTAGTGATGGTGAGTTTGTAATGACAGCCGCAGCAAATAATGGAGCTGGTGGTTTTAAAATAAACAAAACAAAAAAAGGTTTAGAATTAATAGCATCTAGTAAGCCAAATAGAAAAAATGGTGTAAATGTTATGAATCAATTAATGGACACGTTTGAGAAATATAACAAATCTGGGAGTATGGCATAATGGCTGAAACAATAGATCCCGTACTTCAGGGTCAGGTAAGTTCTGAAACTATTACAGATCCTCTTATACGGGCTTTATATTTTGGATCTGAAGGTACTCCTGGTTTTTACAATCAATTACAGCAAGCAGGTGCTAACTTAATTGGAACTGATGTTCCTTTGCAACAAACCGCTGGATTAGATCCTTTAGAATCTCTAGCAAGACAAAGAGCGCAAGCAGGTCTTGGTCAGTTTCAACCATTCTTTGATCAACAACAAGATTTAGTAAATCAAGCAATTGCACAATCAAGAAGAGCTGAACAATTACAAGATCCTTACTTTTCAAGAGCAGAAGAACAATACGGTTTAGGTTTGGGTGATGCTCTATCTGGCATACAACAAGCCAGAGGTATAGCAACAGGTGCGGTAGACGAATTTGGAAACCGTATAGGTGAATCAGAAGATCTTCTTAGAGGTACTTTGGGTGCTTATGATCCTATGATGACTCAACAATACTTCAATCCTTACGAAGATAGAGTAGTTCAACAAACTATAGACGACATAATGAAAGCTGGTGACAAGCAAGATATAGCGGCAAGAGCGCAAGCTATTTCTGCTGGTGGTGAGTCAGCTTTTGGATCTAGAGCAAGACTTGGTGCTGAT